GATTTAAGGTTGCTGCTAACGGCTCTCTTGCAAAATACAACCTTGTTGACCAGACTATTGATGCCTTTGAGGATTCCTCTGGCGTAGATGCATCAGCCTCTACTGGCGAAGTAAGAAATGCCAGCAAGTATTATAGTGGTGTTACGGTAACTGCTGCGGGGCAAACAGCATTTACAGCAGATGGTACATTTACGGCAGGAGCAGGAGTAACCACAGTAACCTACCTTGTAGTTGCAGGTGGTGGTGGTGGTGGTGGTGGTAATACAACAAACTATGGTGGCGGTGGTGGTGGTGCTGGGGGATTAAGAACTAGCACCTATACTACTGTTGGTGGTAGTGATTATGCTGTAGTTGTTGGCGATGGTGGTTCTGGTGGCACCCCCGGAAGTACGACATCTGGGGATGATTCGTCATTTGGCACGGGTGTTGTTGTTACGTCTGCTGGTGGTGGTAGAGGTGGCTACGGTGGTAATGGTCAAAATGCGTATAACGGTGGTTCTGGTGGTGGTAGTTCTTACGTCGGTATGTCTCCCGGTTCTGGTAATACACCATCTACATCCCCATCACAGGGAAATTCTGGCGGAAGCAATTCTGGTGGTTATGGTGGTTCTGGAGGCGGGGGTGCAGGAAGTGGTGGTGGTTCCACATCAAGCGGTCCGGGTGGTGCTGGTGGTGCAGGAAGTGACCAAAGTTCCACGTTTGGCACAGATTTCGGAGTAAGTGGTGTTTTTGCTGGTGGCGGAGGCGGAGGTAGTAAATCAGGGAGTGGAGGTGCTGCTGGGTCGGGTGGCGCAGGAGCAGGTGGAGCGGGAAGTGCTGGTAGTAATGCTACAGTAAATACAGGTAGTGGTGGTGGGGGAGGAAGTGTTCAGTCACCCGGAAACTACAATGGTGGTAATGGTGCCTCAGGTATCGTTATTGTTAAATGGGACGCTGCAAACATATACACCGACATGACTCTAGTATCTAACGCTACCACAGCAGTAGACGGCGCACCAACTACGGGCGATCTGGTTATTACTTATACAGACGGTGCTGGCACAGCGACAGTAAACACAGACATTAAGGCGTATATAAGTCGCAATGGCTCTGCTTATACTTCAGCAGTAACCCTAGTGTCTCAAGGAACAACTGGAGGTCACACTATTTTGACAGCAAATGGAGTTGATCTATCAGGTATTACGACAGGAACCTCTATGCGCTGGAAGATAGAAACGCTGAACCAGAGCGCATCTAAAGAAACAAGAATCCAAGCAGTCTCATTGGGGTGGTCATAAATGGCACTAACTAAAGTAACAAGCGGAGTAAGGACACTAGGCACTGGTGAGGTTACCTCTGCTAACTTGGCTGCTGGTGCAGTGGACACCTCTGGTCTAGAGGATGACATTGCGCTTATTGGATTTAAGGTTGCTGCTAACGGCTCTCTTGCAAAATACAACCTTGTTGACCAGACTATAGACGCCTTTGAGGATGCCTCTGGCGTGGATGCTTCTGCATCTACCAATGAAACTAGGGATGCTAGTAACTATTATTCTGGCGTTCCTGCCGGTGCTGCAACAGGCGGCACTATAACCACTGATGGCGGCGATACAATTCATACCTTTACTGCTAGCGGAACTTTCACAGTTCCCGGTGGTTCGGCGAGTGTAGAGTACCTCGTAGTCGGCGGCGGAGGGGGTGCTTCGGGAGGAATACATTCTGGCGGCGGTGGCGGTGGCGGTTATCGTAACTCCTATGCTTCTGAGTCAAGTGGAGGTGGAGCCTCAACTGAAACCCCGCTTACTATGGGTGCTGCCGACTATACCGTTACAGTTGGGGATGGTGGTGCGGGTTCGGCAGATCAAAGCAGTACGGCCGCAAATGGCGAAGATTCAGTTTTTCATACCATAACAGCCGTAGGCGGCGGTGCTGGTGGCAAATACGGAGATAATGGTACTTCCGGCGGCTCAGGTGGCGGAAGTGCCGCGAAAGCCTATGCCTCTGGTACAGGTGGGGCGGGAACCGCAAGCCAAGGATACGCTGGCGGAAATAATTCCAACACCAATGACGAAAACCAAGGTGCTGGGGCCGGTGGTGGTGGCGCTGGCAGTGTTGGTGGGAATACGGCGGGTGGTTATAACGGCAACACCCCCGGTGGTGGAGGCTCTGCCCTTAGCAGTTCAATTACCGGTTCATCAGTTGCCCGTGCTGGCGGCGGAGGTGGTGCGCCGGGCAATGGTAATGATGGAGCCGCAAATACTGGTGGTGGTGGCATTGGCGCTAGTGGTGCCGGTGCCGGTGGCGATGGTGGTTCCGGAGTAGTAATAGCACGTTATACAACAGGCGCTTTTGCTACATACAATAACATGACCCTAGTATCTAATACTACAGCGGCTCAAGCCGCGCCAACAAAGGGCGATATAGTTCTGACGTATACCAATGGCGCAGGAACAACCACACTAGACACAGACCTTACCGCAGAAATAAGCGCAGACGGTGGTAGCACATGGACAGCGTTAGCATTAGGTTCTGAGGGAAGTACGGGATCGCATAACATTGCTACATCCCATGATGTAACTATCTCAAGCACAATAACCGCACCTTACAATATGGCCTACCGCATAAAAACATTGAACCAAAGCGTAAGTAAAACTACACGAATACAAGCAGTCTCACTAGGATGGTCATAATATGAGTTACATCGGAAACGAACCACCCGATACAGGGGCATACGGAGTACAGTCATTCGATGGCGGTGGTACAACCTTTACCCTGTCCAAACCATCTACGACCGCAACGGTACTTCTATTCATAGACGGTGTGCGCCAGACCCCAGTGGACGCATACAGCGTAAGCGGTGTAACCCTGACGACCACAGCAACAACCCCATCAGGTACAGACAATGTAACAGTACAGTTTCTTGGTGACGTTGTTGACTTTGGGGAACCCTCTGATGATTCTGTATCTACCGCTAAGATTCAGGACGATGCTGTAACTGCTGCAAAACTGGCTAACTCCATTAATACTGAGATTGCAGCCAACACCGCTAAAGTAACAAACGCTACACATACCGGAGATGTTACTGGTGCTACGGCTCTTACTATCGCTACTGATGCAGTGGATATAGCGATGCTCAGTGCTACAGGAACGGCTGACGCTACTACCTTTCTGAGGGGGGATAATGCTTGGACGGCTGTAGTGGGTGGTTTAACAGAAGCAGATACTTGGAGAATAACAACCAGTTTTACTGGTGATGCATCCCCACTAACAACTAATTGGGAAAGGGATGATACTGATGCTGCTGGACTGTTAGGCACAGGAATGTCAGAGAGTAGTGGTATTTTTACATTCCCCTCTACTGGTTTTTGGTACGTTGCTGGCGGTGCTAGATTTATGGAGGCGGGTGACTCTAGGTTTTGTGACTTAGGAATACAGGTTTCTGAGAACGCTGGGGTAGGCTGGTCAGAGGCTGCTATAAGCACATCAGGAATCACACAGTCTGAAGGTGGTGAAACACTTTGTGCTGTATTTGTATCTAAAATTATGGATGTTACTAATACAACAAATATATTAGTAAGATTTTTTACGGGGGTAAGTAATGATGCTACATCAACTCTTGCCAGTACCGCTGCTAACGAACTTTATTTTACGTTTACAAGATTAGGGGATACCTAATGGAGTATAAAACAGGAAGACCTAATCATATCGAGGATATTTTAATTCATGTTCACAGGGGTCAATGGTTTGGTTGGTCTGACTCTAAAAATAAGGTTTATGCGAATCTTGTTATATATGGCGGTCAAGAGAAACCTACGCAGGAATTTCTTGAATCAGAACTTGCACGATTACAATCAGAACATGACTCACAAGACTATGCCCGTAACAGAGCAGAAGCATACGCATCCACTGGCGACCAACTAGATATGCAATACTGGGATAGCGTCAACGACACAACGACATGGAAAGATCACATAGCATCAGTTAAGGCACAATTTCCAAAGGTATAAATTATGGGCAAAGAAACAGCATTATATGTAGAAGGGTTAGTTCCAGCCAACCCTCTTGGGTCTGACAGCATCTCTGTCGGAGATGACCATATTAGGATGATAAAGACCGTCCTGAAGAACTCATTTCCCAATGTAACTACTGCGACAACTCCTATTGTAAAGATTACTAGGTTAGAAGATACCTCTAGTGTAAGTATAAGATCGTCTAGTATGACTGATGCTGCTACCTTCTCTGTTGCGAAAACTAGCGCGACCTCTAATCTTCTCATACAGGCAAATCTTTACGGTGGTTTGTGGACATACGGCACCGCGCAGACAGGCGAAGCCCAAGTATACAATGCAACTGCTGGATCAGTTATAGGGACAGCAGCATGGGATGTTGGCGGTGAGTGGAATAATCTTGGGGCATCTGCTTCTGCTAATAACGAGGTAAGAGCATGGACTACCATGACTGTAATGGACTCAACACCCCTAGCAGTTGGAACCCATAGTATAAAAATACGAGCACTTTGCTCTGATCCTAGTGGTGGTGGAATATCTTGCTCGTCTTCAACACTTACTGTATGGGAGATTGAACAGTGAACAACGAACTTTGGGGTAACATCATACACCGTGTTTCAGGCGGTGCTGATTTCGCTATATATGGCAATCTCAACAATGAGAATGATTACAACCAAAATGTTGTATTCCTAGACGAGTCAAAGAAACCTGCTTGGTCTGCTGTAGAGGCTGGCAAGAATGGTGAGGGTTGGATGGTTGTAAACGGAGAGCGTAAGGGTAAATTAGAGTCCTGTGATTGGACAGTATTGCCGGATGTTCCAATGGCTGCTGAGAAGAGAACTGAGTGGGAAACTTATCGACAGGCTCTGAGAGATATTACTACTCAGCCTGATCCTTTTAACATTACTTGGCCTACTCCTCCAGAATAATGTCCCTCGTACCAATAGAATCTTTAGGTGAATTAGGTATAATTACGGATGTTCCTCCGTACTCTATTCCTCCTAATGCGTGGTCTGGCGGGAATAATGTTCGCGTTCTGGATAGCGGAATAAAGAAAATACGTGGTTATGGCGAATCGTTAAAAACCATCACGTTCGCCCCATACTATGTAATGCCTTACGAAACGGCTGCTGGTGTCTACTACTGGTTAGCCTTTGGAGTTGCAGATATTGCTGTATGGGATGGTACTGGTTGGACTGACATAACTAGACAAACTACAACTACTTTAGATGGTGCTATCACAGATGTTGCTACAACTATAACCCTGACAAATGCCAGTGATTTCCCCACAAGTGGGACTATAGCGATAGGATCGAAGCAGTATGGGTCTGGCAATACTAATTACTATGAAGAGATACCTTATACTGGCAAATCAAGTAATGATCTGACAGGGTGTACCAGAGGTGGTGATAAAGTAGCACATGATGATGACGCTGTTGTTACCCCTGTAAGCACAACAAGCACAACTGATAGCGACTATGCTGCTAACGGGAATTCTCGGCGGTGGTCAGTAACAAACTTGAATGGTTTATTGGTGGCAACGAATGGTTACGATGCTCCCCAAATGTGGCCCCTTAACACTGCTGGTGTTCCTCTTAAAACAGTACCTTTTAGGGAATTGCAGAATTGGCCCTCGCAGTCAGCGGTAACTGCTGGAGGTTCTAATAATACTTGCCAAGTTATAAGGTCTTTCAGGACATTTCTAGTAGGACTAAATTGGAGTAACGTACAGGAAAGGGGTATAAAGGAACCTAGATTAGTTAAGTGGTCTACTGAGGCCAGTTACGGTACTGCGCCAGTAACATGGGATCGTGCTGATGCGACCTTAGATGCTGGAGAGTATGAATTAGCAGATACACCGGGAGCCATAATTGATGGGTTGCCGTTAGGTGATTCATTCTTAATCTATAAGAACGACAGTATATACGTTATGAACTATGTGGGAACCCCCTACATATTTTCATTCAAATTGTTGTCTCCCACAGTAGGTGCATTGTGCAAGAATTCTGTAGTTGATTTTGAATTAGGTCACTTCTTTATAGGAAACTCTAACTTCTACCTTTGTAATGGGCAGACTGTACAACCATTGCTAACTGGTAGATTACGTAGGGGTGTATTCGACGAAATAGTAGCAGGGGATGTGAGCGATCCTAGTTGGCAGAAATCGTTTGCAGTTGTAGATCACGTACATAAGGAGATATTAGCGTGTTATCCCACGCAAGATTCTTCTATCGTGAACAAGGCTGTTATCTGGAATTGGGAAAAGAATACTTTTACTTTTAGAGACTTGCCGAATCTTTCTCATGCGTCAGTCGGCATACTCGAAGCAAGTCCCGGTGGAAAATTGTGGGGGGCGCAAGCAGTGTTAAATGTAGCATCTATGACGCCTAGTTCTCCTGCTGATGGTGGGGCATTAACAGTTGTCAGTACGACAGCAACTCCTGCATTTACATCTACAGGTACATTAATTCTTGACGATGAGGAAATAACCTACACTGGAACTACGTCAACTACTTTTACTGGGATAACTAGAGGTGCGAACTCTACTACAGCAGCAGCCCACGATAATTCTATTATGGTCAACCAAGTAACTGATACGTGGAATTCGGACTCTGAGGCATGGGGTTCGTCTGCCTATGACTCTCATCTGGAAAACCTTGTTTTCGCGGATGTTACTAACACAAAGTTCTATAGGGATAACTCAGGTAATCAGGAAGACGGTAGCAACATGACAGCCTACATAGAACGAACTGGTTATGATCTAGGCGATCCATCAACTGTTAAGTTTGTTTCTGCTGTTTACCCTCAAATTGAAGTGCCGGGTGATAATTCAGTAAACATATATATAGGTCACCAAATGTCTTCTGAGGAAGGTGTTACTTGGGAAGGTCCGACAGCATTTAATCCAAACTCACAATCGAAAGTATCGTGTAGGGTTTCTGGGAAATACTTTGGGGTGAAAGTAGAATCGACCACTGATGTAGATTGGAGATTACATGGGCTGGCTTTTAATGTGACTCCAAGAGGTAATCGTGGAAGCAGGATGCAAGTATAGTGGCTTATGACCCCAAAGCAATAAAATCTGTAAAACGATGGTCGCCTAATCCAGCGCCAGTATTGCAAGAGGAATTGCCTGACTACCTGTTTAATGAACTAAATCGGCTGGGCGATATAATATTCAACGTAGATATGCTGCAATTATCCCAAACAAATGTTGCGCCGGGTGATGAGGCTAGGAAGTCCAAACCCAGACAGGGGGATATCAGATATGCTGATGGGGTTAATTGGAATCCCGGTGGTACTGGGGAAGGTATCTATGCTTATCTATCTACGGGATGGTCTAAACTATGAAAGCACATTTAATTCACCCTGAAGAAGTAAGTCATATATGGCAAGAGGTTGTTCCGCTACTTTCTAAAGTTAGTCGGCACACCGAAGGTGAATTAGAACCAGATGATTTTCTTGAGCCATTGACACATGGTGATATGCAGTTGTGGATTGCTCAAGATAATTATAAACTAAAGGCTGCGATGATCTCGCAAATTATAACCTACCCACAGAAGAAGATACTTCGATTGATTTCTTTGGCGGGTGAGGACTTTGAGGATATAAGGGAATTTCAAGATATGGTTGAGGGGTTTGCTATCAGACTTGAATGTTCCGCATTAGAAATGTGGGGCAGAAAAGGTTGGAAGAAACTTTTACCAGACTGGAATGACACTTACATTGTATATACAAAGGACTTAAAACAGAGGATGCAATAATGGCAGGTGGAGCAAATCAATATTCAGATATGGGTAGTATGAAAAAAGCGCAGCGTTTTGCTAGAGAAGGTAAGATGGGTAGGGCGCATCAAGCATGGACAGGTGGTGGTGGCGACTGGACTGGTGACACTCATCGGGCTTTGAAGCAGTTGGGTGGTATAGGCTCTGGAAGATTACAGCAAGCACTCAGGTTCGGTCAAGGTGGTATGTTTGGCAGAGCAGCCCAACAGATAGGCCGTGGTGGTGGTCAGTGGGGTGAAGGATATGATGACCAAGAAAATGGTGTGGGTGGCTTACTAAGGGACTACTTAAGGTCTAATCCAGATGCTGACGTTGGTGAATTTAACTATGGTGATATAAGCGATACTGATCTTGCGCAAGCACAGAGGTTTGCTCAAGCAGGTATGATGGGCAGAGCCAAAGGATTGTTTGGTGATGCGTGGAGTGGTGCTTATGGAAAGAGACTAAACACCCAACTACAGGCTGATGCAGCAAGAAATCCCTATGAGAAAGGAACCTCGATGGGCTTTGACTGGGGCGATGCTACTGATGAACAGGTAGCAGCAGCCAAAGAAGCAGCCCTTGCTGGTACTGGTAAGATGGGTAG